GGTTTCCTGATGATGTTGGTGGTGAGGGTGACACGGTTACTCTTGCGATGAAAAGGCTCAATAGTTTTATGTCAAATCGTAAGTTTTTTGCTGAAAGTTCTCCTACAAAAAAGAAGAGTTCAAAAATCTATACAGAAGTAAAAAATGGTGACCAACGAAGATATTTTATGAATTGTAAAGAGTGTGGTGAGCCTTTTACCTTTTTAGAAAATGGATTTGTGTATGAATATGATGATAAGAACTTTTTATTAAAAGGTGATGTCGGTTTTGCATGTCCTCATTGCGGTATTCTGATAAGTGAATATGAAAAATTTGAGATGATGAAGCTTGAAAATGGGGCTAGATGGATAGCTACCAACAAAGAATTTAATAATGTTGTGAGAAAGACTTATTTTATAGGTGCGTATTACAGCCCATTTTTGAGTTGGAATGAGATATTTCAAGAGTATTTGGACGCTTTGGCTGATAAGGAGCGTACAGGACGAACACATAAGATGAAAGTTTGGTACAACACGCTTGATGGTACAACTTATGATGCAGACGATAAAGATAAAAAGATAAATGTTGATATAGAAGATTTGATGGAAAGACGAGAGGATTATATCAGTATTCCTTTAGATGTTATCTGTTTGAGTGCTGGAGTTGATACACAAGGTGATAGATTTGAAGTTACGATAGTTGGGTGGAAAAACAGTCGTGAGAAGTATATCATCGCTCATATCGTTATAAATGGTGACCCTAAGGATGTACAGACTCAAGCAAATCTTGATAAAGTGCTGTTTGAAAATAGTTATCCGTGCGATGGTGGTGGTGCTATGAAGATATTTTGTAGTGCGATTGATACAGGGGGAAATAAGACCGACTATGTGTATGAATATGTGCGTCAAAGAGCTAAAAGAGGTATCTTTGCAATCAAGGGAGGTAAGAGCATAGATGACCCTCTTGTTAAGACTTTTTCTAATGTTATGACTAAGAAAAATAAATCATTAAAACTTTGGATTTTGGGTGTTAATAGCGGTAAAGATGAGATAATAGAGGACATAAAAGAGAGTTTTGGGATACGATATCTACATTTTCCAAAATATATCAGAAGATTATTTGTTGAAGAAGAAAAGCTTGATGATGAGGGTTATTTCGAGCAACTTATCGCAGAAACTCAAAATAGTGAGGGTAGATGGGTAAATGAGTTTAGGAGAAGAAATGAGGCTCTAGACTGTCTTATATACGCTGTTGCTAGTGTAAAAATAAGAGGTTTAGATTTGGATAAATTGGCTCAACTTGAAAAAAGAGCCTATTTTATAAAAAATTAAAGGAGTAATTTTGAAAAATACTAGAGCAACATATAGAAAGAACAAAAATCCGTTAAAGCAAAAAACACAAGTACGATTTCAATGTTCTATCGAAGTTCAACTTGTTATAGACAGACTTGCGAATCAGGAGAATACCACTAAATCGGTATTTTTAGAGACTCTTCTAATGAACAATGAAATGATAAAAAAAGAGCTTAAATATTTAGATGAAAGTTTAAATCAATCTTAATTAGCAAGTGTCACCATTTGCACACCTTTTTCTATTATATTTACCTTAAAGAAAGAGAGTAAAAGGGAGATATAAACAAATGAAGAATACAACGCTTAAGCCATCATTTGGTTGGGTCGGTGGTAAGTCAAAATTGGCTAAAGATATAGTTGATTTGATGCCTGAACATAGAGTATATATAGAGGTTTTCGGAGGGGCTTTGAATGTACTTTATGCAAAAGAGAAACCAAAAGCTAATAAAAAAGCTGAAGTGGTAAATGATATCAATGGGGAGTTGATTAATTTGCACAGGGTTATGCAAAAAAGACCTCAAACGCTATCATTATTTTTAAGTAAACTCTTAGTGAGTAGAGAAATATTCAATAATATTAAGAATTTTTCTTACAAGCCTCGTAATGATATTGAAAGAGCTTCTTATTATTTTTATCTAATATCGCAAAGTTTTGGTGCAAAAGGTGAGAGTTTTGCAATGAGTGCGAAAAGTAAAAAGCCTAAAAATATCTATAAAGATTTCACAAAATGGAGTGAGCGATTAAAAGGAGTTGTGATTGAAAATATGAGCTTTGAAAGACTTTTAAAAGAGTATGACAAAGAAGATGCTTTTTTTTATTGCGACCCACCTTATGTGTCAACAGAATCATATTATAAAAACATAGGCTCTTTTGGTAAAAATGAGCATATACTCTTAAATGACAAATTAAAAAATTTAAAGGGTAAGTTTTTGTTGTCTTATAATGATTGTGAGCTTATCCGAGAGCTTTATAAAGATTTTAAGATAATTAAATCAAAAGAGATAAATTATTTATTGGGTCAGAATATGCACAATAAAAAGAAAAGCGTTCAAGAAATTTTTATTATGAATTATTAAAATATCATCTTTTTTACATCCCTTGATTTTAAGATACCTAAAAAGTTAAAATAAACTTAATTTTTAAAGGATGTATATAATGGTATCTGTTTACACACAAGAAGAAGTAAAGGGCTATTTAAAAGAGGCACTAGACGCTAGAAGTAAGATACTTCAATCACAAGAGTATCAAATTAATAATCGCTCAAACAAAAGAGCGATGTTGAGTGAAGTGAATATTGATATCAAAAAATGGGAAGATGAGCTTAAAAAAATACTCGCTGAAGATAAGAAAAATGGTTTTAGAAATAAGCCTTATATCTCTTATGTGGTTTATGGTGGTTAATCGTGGCTGAATCTAAAGGTGGAGCAAGAAGAGATAGACATTTTAAGCGATGGCAAATGAGCAAAAAACATCCTGATGCTTTTATCAATGATTTATCAATCTTAAGGGGTCGAAGCGAGGACTTATATCATCATAACCCTCTTTCCCATGGTGCTATTGAGACAAATGTTAATAATATAGTAGGTAGTGGCTTAAAGCCACATCCACAACTAAATGGTGAGATATTGGGGCTTAATGAAGATGAGACTAAAGAACTTAGTAAAAATATCCTTAGAGAGTTCAATTTTGTAGCCTCTTCTCAACTTTTAGACGCTGAAAAAAGTTTAAATTTTTATGAAATGCAAAAAATAATATTTTACGAAATGCTGATAAGTGGTGATGTTTTTGTGCTTATGCCTTATATTACTAAAAAAAGTACTCCTTATAAAACAACCCTCAAAATCATATCTGCGGAACAAGTACAAAGTAATGATTTTAAAATAAAAGGCGGTATTGAGGTTGGAGCTAATGGAGAACCTTTATATTATCATATCTTAAAAGAGCATCCAAATACTCAAGCTGGAGCTATAAAAGAGAGCATAAGAGTCAAAGCCTTTGATAAAGAAGATAGGCGTTTAGTGCTTCATATCTTTAAAAAAAATGAAGCTGGACAAAAAAGAGGTATCCCATATCTTGCACCCGTAATATCAGCGATGAAGCTTTTAGGTGATTATAGTGATGCAGAACTAACGGCTACACTCATATCTTCTTTATATACCGTGTTTGTTACTACTGAGGGCGGTGATGGGCTTGATTTTGAGATAAAAGATGAAGAGAGCAAAGAGGATAAGAGCGATTATGCTCTAAGTGCTGGAGCGACTGTGAATCTTAAAAATGGTGAGAAGATAGAGATAGCAGACCCAAACAGACCGAATAAAAATTATGAGATATTTTATAGAGCTATTGTGCGTGAGATTGGTGTGGGGCTTGATTTGCCTTATGAGATACTTGTGAAGCATTTTGAAAGTTCTTATACTGCGGCTAGAGCCTCTTTTTTGGAAGCATGGAAGTATTATAAAAGACAAAGAGCGTTAATCATTACGCAATTCGCACAACCTGTTTACGAGCGAATCATCGAAGAGGGTGTAATATTGGGTAGGATAAAGGCTAAAGGCTTTTTAGAAGACCCTTTTTTAAGACACTATTATCTTTCTTGCAGATGGACGGGAGACGCACAAGGTGCGATTGATGAGATAAAAGAGGTTCGTGCTGCGAAGATGAGAGTTGAAGAGGGCTTTAGCACTAGAGAGCAAGAGGCTAGTATTATCAATGGTTCAAGTTTTTCTCAAAATATCAAAGTAGCAGAGGGAGAAAGTCAAAAAATGATAACCGCGAATCTAATGAAAAAGGAGATTGTCATCGATGAGGATATTTAGTCTGTTGAGTGCATTTTTACTAATGCTTATATCATTTGTTT